GTATGATATGTACTGGATTAATACGCATTGTATCGAGTTGAGAAGAAATAGGGAAGCGCGAAAACATAAGAATGTGAAGCCTAAAGTTACGGTTTTTTGAAGGGGAATGATGGATAGAACTAAACATTTTTTAGGGCACGGATGCCATGGTAGGTCGTTGATAGTTGAAAGTATCGAGGCAATCTGTTTTGAATGCAAAGAAAAGAAACATGTGCTTTATTTCGACAATTCCGATTCCGAATATACAGCTATGAGACTTTGTATTGACTGTTTGTCAAGATTTGCAAATGGACATATTAGCTCAAGCGGCTGGAAAAATGATTATGATGATTTTTGAAGGGGATTGATGGGAAAAATTATTTGTTTTATTTCCTTAATTTTTACTGCAGGATGTGAATATGATTCAACAGAAATAAAATATTTTAATGGTCATACATATGTAGTTTTTGATTGTTTTAATGGGTTTAAGCATGGTAGGGGATTTTCGATTGTGCATGATCCTGATTGCAAATGCCAAAAAAAATAAGGGGAATGATGGGATTATATATTTATATCTGCCCTAGCTGCGGAAACAAATATAAAATTGAATATCCTAATCAGGAAATTGCTTGTTCCTTTTGTCAAACCATTTTTAAGCAAGCGGGGATTTATAAAGCGAGTGAATGAATTGGAAGGGGCGTGATGGATAAAATAAAAGAGTTAGGAAAGATCCTTTTACAAGAGCCACCTATTGAGAAATCCATGAGATTTGGAAAAACAATGCCTACCTGTCCCGCTTATGATGGCAAACTAATATTCATGAGCGAAGAGAGAGAAAAGGAATGGGAAGAGTTAGACGATCAGGTGAAAGCAAATGTCATGAAACTTTTGCATAGGACTACGGAGCAAATGGAAACGAAGATTGCGATTGAATTGCTTTGTCACTGTATTAATGATCTAGCAAAGCGAGTGAATGAGTTGGAAGGGGAGTGATGGCGTACGCAATATATGGAAGATAGAGGAATTAAAAGAATTAGTGATATTGACAAGAAAGAAAAACTAAAGCCTGAATAAGAGTGTCAAATCTTTATTTACAACATAATATATATTATCAGACAATAAAGGTTAATTCATGGAAAGTTTAAAAGAGTTTATTGATAGAGCAAAACTTGTTATGGAAGGTCAAGTCATAGCAAGTGATGAAGAAAGAAAGAGAAAACAGCGAATTAGAAATGACAAAAGACGTGAAAGGTTTCTTGATGCATGCAAAAATTTATCGGTAGAAGATTGGAATGACATTTATGATTTTTATGAAAACTGCCCCAAAGGAATGCATGTAGACCACATTATACCTTTATGCAGAGGGGGATTACACCATTTTTCTAATCTTCAATATTTGACTCCCATGCAGAATTTAAAAAAAGGAACAAAAATCTTAGAGCTGTCGATAAAACCATACGATGAGGATTACTAATGAACTGGGAACAAGCACTAACAATATTTGCGGCGACGATTATCGGCAGCTTAATTTATGACATGATTAGGAGTAGGAAATAATGGGAGTAGAAATAAAAGTTTTTTGTGATAACTGTAAAGCGAATCTGAAAGACGATTGCAATCATTTAAGAATGTCTCATAGATCATTAGATGATGGACTATGCACTTTTTGTCATATCTATTGCCTAGTCGAATGGTTAGATAAAAAGAATCTTTTGAAACACATTACCACTATAAACGGAGAAAAAAATGATCAGTGAAAAAGAATACAAATTGCTATCTGCGGCTATAGGCAACATCGGAGATTTTTTGCATAGTCTAGAAAGAAATGAGATATCAAGCGCGTCTTATTATATCGGTAAAGTTTGTGCAAAGATAGAGGAAGTGATCAGAGATTATAAGGATGGAGAACCCGAAGAATGACAATTGAATGCACAAACTATAAGCCCGTAAACAAAGGAAGCCTTCTCGGCTACGCAGACTTTTTTATGGCGAGATCGGGCATGGAGATTTACGGATGCGGGGTTTACCAAAAGGACGGTAGGCGTTGGGTTAACATGCCATCTCGCGAGTATACTAACGCGGATGGCGAGAAGAAGTTCCTTTCGATCGTACGGTTTCGCGAGAAACCCGTGCAACAAGCGTTTAGCGACGCAGCGCTTAAGGCAGTCGATGAGAAGATAAAGATGGACCAGAAAAAACCTGAACAGAAATACGAAGTACAAGACGATTTACCATTTTAAGGAGCATATGATCACACCGTTAAATAACAACTTAGTTGCTAAACTATTTGAACAGGAAAAGAAAGGCACTCTTATTCTGACGATACAACAAGAAAAGAAATACACATTTGAGATTGTGTCCGTGGGTGAAAATAAGCAGGGTCTGAAAGTAGGGGATAAGGTAATAGTCGATAAATACTCGTTTAAAGAGATGGAGATTGATGGACAGCTTGTGTATTTTATCAATTGCGATCTAGTAATCGGAAAATTCGATGACTAAAGATCGTATAGAAAAAATCGATCACTTGCTAAAGTTTCTGGGGGGTAAATTTGGTGCACAATGGGAAATTGATATGGTTGAACAACTTTTAATAGACGAAAAGAAACGGTATATGAAAGAGCATAGATGCTTTGAATCATTCCCCACCCAAAAAATAGACGAATGCAAAGGGGATGGAACTAACATGTGTATTGGTATAGATCCTATGGTTTTATCTCTGTGGACAATGGGAAAAGATGGTCAAGAATGTTATTATGATGATTTTGTTTCGGCGTTCGTTAATTACTGCCCGTTTTGTGGGTTGAAAGCGCAGAGCGTTGAAGAAAAACCGTGCTAACTCATCATTAGCACGGATTGATTAACGAGATTGCAAATACATATCAATTGCTCGCTCGATAAGAACATTTCGGCTAGTGCCTTCGTCAATCGCGGCTTTCGCCAAGGCCTTAAATCGCTCGTTATCCATGTAGATGTGGAGGTCTTTCGCGGGCTTGCGACCGCCTTTAGTCGGGGATTCGTCTAATTCATCATATTTATCGTCTTTCCTTGAGTACATGATTTCTCCAGCACTTCCTAATTTCTTGGTGAATTTGTTTTCATCTTTATCGTTCATAGTTTTCCTCTATTTTGTTCGATGTTGCAAAGTCTATTGTGAAAGTCTTTCATCTCAAGCTCGATCGATCGGATAAGCTCTAAAATGTCTTTCCTGTCTTCACGCTGAATTTGCTGCATAGCGCGTCGGTCATTGTTAGCCTCCGATCGTACCCATAGGAATAATCCGCACATTGAGAGGATGATTGCTCCCGTGCTGCCGATTATTGTAATTAGTGTGTTTTGATCCATTAGTTTTCCTTTAAATTATAAAATCCGATTATTGCCCGATATAGCATAATCCATATTGAGAGTATTTTCTTTCGTGGACTTCATCGCAGTTCAACGTGCGATCAACAACAAACTTAGGCGTATAAGTATGCCAGTCCGGCACGCACTGAATTTGGGCATCTGGTTCATAATCTTTTAAAATCTTCCGAATTTGACGTACAAAAGACAATTCCGTGCGGCATGCAACATGAGATCCAGCGTGTCTCGTTGAATTTGTGAAAGGTATTAATGTCCCGATAAAAAAATAGTTGCTCATAAGTCACTCCTTAAATTGTAAATTGTGTTCCGAAAAGTGAGTAGTGTAGCTCTGTGTATACATCTACAAATTGCTGGTGTGGCATCCTGTCTATATCTGTTTGCTGGCTTAATCGATTGGTTATATAGACTGTCATTTCGTCAAAGCAGAGGCTAAATTCGATTGTTTTTCCGTTTAGTTTCACTAGATCCATGTTAAGCTTCCTTAAGTTGTTCTATTTGTTTTTTCTTTATTATAGGTGATAGTTGTCTATGTATTCTTCAGCTATTCCAAAAGCTTGAGCAATTACAGTTTTGAGATTATCGAATTTACCAATCAAAAAATTAGCGACTGCTAGTTTTTGGTTTTCCGTCATTTTTTTATGAGTGGAAAATTTAGAGTTGTTTCGATATCCAATGCACTCTTTTAAATGCTGACATATTGATGCTATTTTTTCATCGCCTTGTAATTCTGCAAAATCAATCAACTCATCGTTTAGCAGTACTTTTAAGATAGAAATATCTGAGATTGGTTCAACGTATTTTGGGTATTTCAATTTTTTGTATACCTCTATTGCATAGTCCTTGTGCATTTTATGTCTCCTTAAGTTGTGTTAGTTGTTTGCATAAGGTCGTACTACCGTTACACTGCACATTAGAGGCTATGCCTGCTAACCGTTACTAGGTTTCCGTTGTCTTATGTTACCAAATGTAACACATGGAGGATTATCCACACAAGCTTTTTGTGTAAATATATGAAAAAAAAGAAAGACTTGATAAAAACACTGTAAAAGATTACTTTAAGCTTATGATGAAAAAGCCTCTACGATCCAGTTTCAGCGATGATATATAACAAAGAGTGAACATGTCTTTTGAGTTGTCGATTACAATTAAGAATGAAGATAAGCGTCAGACGACAAAGCATCTTATATATGACGCTTGCGCTGTAAGTGATGATGACCCTATAATCAGGACACATATAGAGCAGGCGATCAAGGAATTTGATGCGCAGCCGGATGATATACGAGTTAAAATCAGCTTAGAGGTTAGATAATGGCCCATCCAGGGGGTAGACCACAAGAATATGATCGAATGGCTTTGGGTAGAGAAATGCTAGAATGGTCAAAAAAACCTGATGCATTAACTGTACCTATGTTTGCCACATCTAAAGGATTACACTCGGGAAAATTGAGGGAATGGGCATTAGCCAGCGAAGAGTTTCGGGCATTGTTCTTAGCTGCAAAAGAGAATGTTGGAATTAACAGATTAAAAGCTGTATCTAATCCTGATATTAAACTCGACCCTGGAATCTATAAGCAAACTATGCACTTCTACGATTTGGATATTAAGGAAGACGTACGAGATGAAAAGCGTTTTGACGCTGATCTTAAGAGGCAAGAAGAAAAATCCATCACAGTCAATGTCGTCAATAAATCATTCGCGGATGAATGACAATAGAAATCTCTTTACCTCATAATTTTATCCCTCGTCCCTACCAAATACCTATGCTGCGCGCTCTTGATCGAGGCATTAAACGCGCTGTATGGGTTTGCCATCGTAGAGCGGGAAAAGATGTCACTATATTTAACTGGTGCATTAAGCGCCTGATGGAAGAGCCGGCTACGTGCTTTTACGTGATGCCATCATATGCCCAAGCTAAAAAAGTAATTTGGGACGCAATCAATATACAAGGTCAAAAGATACTAGACTACATACCAAAGCCGATCATTGCCTCAGCTAATAGTCAAGAGATGAAAATAAGACTGATTAATGGCTCTCTGTTTCAGTTGATTGGCTCTGATAACATTGACTCGTTGATGGGTACTAACCCCAAGATTGTTGTATTTAGTGAGTACGCATTACAAGACCCGGCGGCATGGGACTATATAAGACCTATCCTTAAGGTTAACAAAGGGGTCGCAATTTTCATCTCTACGCCACGCGGTAAAAACCATTTTTGGGAATTGTCGCGCACGGCACAAGTGACCGAAGGTTGGTTTTATGAGCGTCTCACCGTTGAAGATACAGGCGTATTGACTCCCAAGGATATAGAGCAAGAGAGAGCTGAGGGAATGAGCGAGGAGTTAATTCAGCAAGAGTATTATGTTTCTTTCGACCGAGGCATAGAGGGATCATTTTACGGCACGCTATTGCAAAAGATGCAACGTGATGAGCGTATAGGTGTAGTAAGCTATGACCCTTATAAGCTAGTGCATGTTGCGTTTGATTTGGGTTGGGACGATGCCACAGCGTTGATCTATTTTCAAATTGACGGCGCTGGTAACGTATATATCATAGATGCTGAGGAGTACATATTCAAAAGGTTCTCCGATATCAAAGATAGCCTAATGGCTAAACCTTACAAGTACGGAACCTATCTATTCCCCCACGATGTCGAGGTTGTTGATGGTCAAGGCACAGGCTGCACACGTAGAGAGATCCTAGAGCAACTAGATATTCCCGTTACAACGGTGGATAAGACACTCATTGCCGATGGTATCGAGACAGTACGTAAACTAATGTCAAGCCGGCTTTACATTGATGAGAAGAAGTGCCAAAAGTTACTAAAAAGCCTTGAGTTCTATCACAAGGAATGGAACGACAAGCACCAGATTTACAGCAATAAGCCCGTACATGATTGGTCAAGCCATTTCTCGGATAGTTTGCGCTATCTTGCTATGGGGTTGCATAAGATACCAGGAGCTGACGTAGATTTAGACAACGACGCAAAAGCATTAAGGAGTTATTTTGGCGGTTAAAGAACAAATTGAAGAAGTTAAACAGCTGATTGAGGGTTTATATGAGCACATAGAAGTCTATGAGTGCAAAGTTGCTCAAATGTTACATAGATTACAAACAATGGACAATTTTGATCATTTTATAAATGTGTTAGAGGGTAAGTTAAATCAATTCTACACAAATATTGATGAATTAGAGAGAAAATATTCCGACCTTGACGAAAAACTGGCAGATAATATTAGTCGAGTTAACCAAATGACCAATGAACTGAAAGGTGTTGTTACCCAAGCTAGAAGTTGTGTAATGGAGAAAAAGAATTTTGTTGAATCTTTAGGGAAAGCATTATCAGAGCTTTCTTGAATTTTAAATTATGTTTGCACAGGATTAGATTATGCGAAATTCCGATCCTATTTTTTGGCCATCTTCAGAAGTAGATCTTGGCATCCGCCAAGGGATGAATAAAAATTATACTGACTGTATAAACATACTCCAAACTCAATGGTATCAAGCTGATCTTGACCAACGTTTTGTTATGGGTGATCAAGACATTTGGGGACTTTTGTTTCCAGGCGTTGCAACATATCGACGGAAGATATTTAATTTCAATATCCTCAACTCAATGATCCAGTCAATATCTGGTCATCAGAGACAGACGCGTAAAAGCACAATATGTATACCAGTACATCCAGACGGACAAAAGACCGCTGACCAGTTAACCAAATGCTTATTTCATCTACATAAAAATGGACTCTATCAAACATATTCAGATGCATTTGAGCAAGGGGCATTGACTCAAGGCATCGGCCTCGTAGGATTCTATCCAGACTATACGCAAGATCCTATCAGTCCAGACATCAAGGCTAGATATATTGATTTCAAATCTGTTTTGATTGATCCGTATTTTAGACAGAGAGATTTGTCCGATTGTAGATTCATTTGGACGAGACAATTCTTTGATAAGCAAGAAGCAGCTACGCTATACCCTAAGTTTAGCGATGATATATTGGCGTTCCCCCCTGGAAGTTATAGAGATGATAAATTTTACTACATGCCGGAAGTCTATCAGATACAGTTTCCTAATCTGATAGCCTTCGATGAATACTGGTCGTTGTCTAGTCGTAAGGCACTTTTCTTGGTTGATAAAGAAACCGAAGAATGCCAAGAATTTAAAGGTGACGAAGAAGACCTACGGGTTATTTTCTCAACGTTCCGTAATCGCTTTGCAACAATGGAGCGTAGCAAGCCAACGATCAAGCGCACCATCGTTATTAATGACAAAGTCCTTATGGATGAAGTATCCCCCTGGGGCATGGATCGCTACCCTTTCGCTTGTTCACTAGCTTATTTTACCCCTGATAGTCCATACTACGCCTACAAATTTAGGGGCGTCATCAGGGATGCCAGAGATTGTCAGTACCTTCTAAATCGTCGCAAAGTAAGTGATCTAGACATCCTAGAAAGCCAACAGCAAGGTTTGATCATTGAACAAGGCGCTCTTGTCACTCCAGACGATAGCATGAATGTGGGTAATGGTCGCGTACTTGTACGTAAGAAGGGTACATCTCCAGACGTCGTAACACCAATGCAGATTATCCCTCCCTCTCCAGTTATGTTGCAGATGGAAGATATGCTCATGCAGATGACACACCGAATTATAGGTGTTGACCCTGCTGCGATGGGTATAGACGTAGATGACAAAGCAGGCATTATCTCAATGATGAGACAGGCTGCATCTGCACGTAACCTACAAAGACTATTTGACCAGTTCGACGAGTTCCAGCAGATATGCGGCGATATCCAAATTGACATGATCCAAAACCTTTGGACATACGGTAAGGTTAAACAGGTAATCGGCGAAGAACCAACGGCTGAATTTGACAACAAGCTTTTCATGAAATACACAGCTAAAGTAGTTGCAGGAGCGCTAACAGAGACACAACAACAACTTGAACTTGCACAGTTGTTACACTTACAACAAATCGCCCCTGATTTAATGCCAATGGATGAAATCATTGAGTGCATGACCATACAAAACAAAGATCGTATCCTAGAAAAGATAGCAGCTAAACAGAAAGCCCAAGAAGAACAACAGAAGAAGCTCGAAGAAATCCAGATGCAACAGATCCAGGTTGAGACAGCAACTAAAATGGGCTATGCACATTCACAGGAAGCTCTAGGAAAAGAAAGACTAGCTAAAATCGAATTAGACAAAGCGCTGAATGCCGAGAGACTACAACGAGCACAAGAAGATAAATCTGCTGGCATACTCAATCTGATTAAAGCGGTAAAAGAGTTGCAAGGCATGGACTTTGACAGATTCGAAAGAGGCATGAGATTAGTCAAAGATCTTGAAGAGCAAGAGGGCGAACAAGCAAAACAAGAAGGTCAACAGACCGTAACACAAGAGGCAAGCGTATGAAAGAATATGGCAATAAACAAGGCGATATGAGTCCATCAGTTATGGATTATCAGAAGCCATCTAAAGACTTCTCCCAGGAAGGATTTAGCAAGACAACAAAATATATTGATAGACAAGACAAGTTTCAAGGCAAAGAAGCATCCTCGATAAAAAAACAAAGTTATTCTGGAAGGTATTCATGAGTAAGGTTCCTGTACAAAAAGGTAAGATCAATTGTGCGGAGCCTACTTCTAAATCTATGCCCTATGAGAGAAAGGTATCTGAGGCACATTCTGAAAAGATGATGAAGAAAGATTCCATGACTCTCAAAATGCATACGCCAAAAAGATAAACTTTTCTTAAATAGGGCGTTTCAGATAGATTCGCCCTTATGGAAAACCAATCTCGCTATGATCCGACTAGGAAAACAGTTGGAGCTATCTATAAAGAAGCGCAAGAAAATAACACTGAGAAGTTTGTCACTAATGGTGATTTAACGGCAGAGTTACAGAGTTCTCTTGTCTGCGATCTAAACGAAACGATTGAATCAAAACCATTTGGTGATGTTCCTTTTTTTATCACAGTGCATGAGAAAAAAGATCTTCAAATGCCAAAGATGATTCTTCGTAGGATCATTACAACAAAATATAGACCCTACCCAGAAGATGATACTATTGTTTGGTGGGTAGATCCTAAATCAAATACAGTGAAGTTTTGCTGGTGTCTCCCTCATTGGTCTGAGATGGATAACATGATAGCGAATGAATGGATGTATGATCCTGTGATGATGGGAGAGATTAGAGCGTGGAAAGCTGTAGACCTATTTCATTTCGGTTTTTGTAAAGATGCCGAAGGTAACTGGATGGCTAATCCTAATTACAAAGGAGACAAAGAACTAAAGCCTGAGATTAAATCTCCGACTATCCTAAAGACAATGTAAAACTCCAGAAGTAGGATTCGAACCTACGACCAATGACTTAACAGGCCACTGCTCTACCGCTGAGCTATTCTGGATAATTTAAACATTCCAAATCCAATAATCTTTCTGCCTTTTAAGCTCTGCTACATCAGCGCATTCTTGTGAGCAATAAACCCACCTATTTTTAGGCACATGATGATTACATATGGCACAGATTTTTGGTTTTGTATCTATCTCAACTTTCATAGTTTTTTTAGATTTTAAAACACACTTATAACAGAGATCGGAAAGAAGGAAATCCCTCTCATTTCGTACAGAGAGGCATGAAGGACAAATAATTATTTTCATTGGTATTGATATTTAAATTTTTATGTAATATCTTGCAATCAAAGGTTGCTGTCATCCTCAAAATGACGGTTAAGGTGCTATACGGGACTCACCCCCCAAAAGGAAAATATGGAAGAAATCCAAGATAACGAAGTTGCCGAGGTCGTAACTCAGGAGAATGTAATCCAAGATGCTCAAGAGCAAATCCAACAAGAAGCTCCTCCAGCTCCTAAAGAAAGCAGGCAGGATCGTAACTGGAAGGAATTGCAAAGAGCAAAAGATGATCTCGAAAGAAAGCTGAGAATGCAAGAAGAGATGATGGATAGGCTGTTAAAAGCAAATCAACCACCTCCAGTGCAAGAAGTCGATGAATTTGACGCTATCAGTGACGAGGAATTCATTCCTAAAGGTAAGGTGAAAGGTCTCGTTCGCAAAGAAGCTGAAAAAATTGCTGAATCCATTGCTAAACGTGAGTATGAAAAGCTTAGGTTACAGCAAGAGCAATCACAATTCATGGATCGACTGCAAAGGCAATACTCGGATTTTTCAGAGGTCGTCAAT